ACTTTATTGATTTCTTCGCTGCTACAATGGAAAGACGAATTTTTAACACTTCTTTAATCGGTATTAATATGTTAAGTTCAGATGTTGATGTGCTTGTAAATTACCTTCTTGAGGTAACTCATCCTTCTGAAAAAGCGTTTTTGGCTGGTGATTTTAAAAATTTTGATGGTACACTCATGTCCTGCTTATTATGGGAAGTTTACGAACAGATTGAACATTTTTATGGTAGGAAGAGTGAAGTAACGAAAGCACTTTGGCAAGAAATCACGGATTCAAGACAAATTTTTGGGAATGCTGTTGCACACATATCAGCAGGACAACCTTCAGGAAATCCGGCAACAACGTTTGTAAATACAATGTATAATACGTCACTTTTATATCTAGTCATTTCAAAAATCCTACTGGAAATGGGAACACAGGAGTCATTAGAAGTTAGATTAGAATTATTAGAACATTTTAGAGTAGTAACATATGGGGACGATAATCTTATGTCCTTTTCACATAAATTAAGAAAATTAATTAACCCACCAGAAATAACAAAAATGATGGCGACCTTCGGACACACTTACACTAATGATGCAAAAGATGGAAAAGAATTGGAATATAAGTTACTTTCAGAGGTTTCGATTTTAAAACGCACATTCGCACACGATCCAAATCATGGGTGGATTGCACCTTTAGAATTAATTTCAATATTAGAATGCTTAAATTGGGATAAGGTAAACAAACGGAAAATGGGAGAAAAACGAGCACAAACCGTAGTCAATATGCGTGTGGCAATTCGAGAACTAAGTCTACACACGCAAGCAATATTTGAAAAATACAGACAACTAATTCTCATCTCAGCTGAGAAACATGGTTTAACATTACCCCCTGAATGCCGCTTTGCACAAAGTGATTTGCGCAATATGACACGTCATGGTGATAATTTATTCTATTTTTCCGATGATTTCAGCATCATTGTTGATCATAAGCTACGTCAGGGTATTTACTCAGAGCATGACGATAACCC